CGGTAGAGCGCCGGACTGTTAATCCGTAGGTCCCTGGTTCGAGCCCAGGTCGGGGAGCCAAATTCTTCAGACACCACCAGCGAAGTGGATACTAACATGCCGCTGGAGTGTGTCCAAGAATGTGCCCAAAAGTGAAGTAAAACCTACCTATAGGGGTTATCTAAAGATGCCCCAGGTAAGATTCCTGATTGAAGATGACCAAGTAAGATGTACTCCTAGAGGCATCTATAGATCATCTAAAGACACCTGAAGATAACCTCTTCGGGTGTTTTCTTTTGCCATAATTTACACGATATCGGATAAGGAGTAAGACATGAAATTCCCTTTCAAGATTGTTCGGCAGAGTTCTGAAGATGAATTCCGTAAGCGCCTGGCTGACCTGGAGTTCAAAGTGATGATGCTGGAGGGCTCAATGAACCTTCTTCGCCCCTCCAAGAGTCCCCGCCAGAACTACCAAAAGTTCCATGTGGTTACCATCATTGAACGCATCCTCTCCCACCTTAGCCTGGACATTCAACAGGTCCCGGCGCAAGCGGCAACCATCACCCTGAAGGCTGTTGCTACTCCTTCTGACAAGTGATCTTCAGGGAACCCCTCTCGGAGACTCCGCACTGGACAACCTCCCCGGTGAGTCTATCCAACCGAAGGATGCCTCCACCGTTTGCTTGTAGTTCGTAACGCCCGAACGCCCCAGCCACAACGATAGCGAAGGCAAGGGCTACCACAGCTACAGCATTCCACATCTAATTTCTCGCAAGGAAACAAACCATGAACAGTATCACCAAAGACTTCAACGGCCTGCCCATCGTGTTCCGCGAGGATGGCTACATAAGCGCTACCAAGGCGTCCCGCCAGTTCGGTAAGAGGGATGCGCGTAAGTTCTTCGAGAATAAGGAAACCCAAGAGTATCTTGAAGTCCTTTCTAATCTGACCCAAATCCCGGTCAATATCCTCCGCCCCTCAACCAAAGGACGCAACGGTGGCACGTACCTCCACCCGAAAGTGGCTATTCGGTTCGCCCGCTGGTTGTCAGTGGAGTTTGAAGTGTGGTGCGACCTGATGATTGACAACATCCTGAAGGGCAACATCCAGACCTCTGTAGTAGTCCCTACCCAGGAGGCCATCGACGTTAATGCTGTGGTAGCACCCTTCAAGGCCCGCATCATGGAGCTGGAAGGTGAAGTGCAGCGGCTCCAGGAGAGTGGCCTTGCGGATGGAGAGGTGCCAAAGGGCTGGATGTCACAGTGGAACTTCCTGGAGGACCAAGGACACCAGATTCCATTCATCCGTGCCGCCAGTGCAGACTTCGGTACTCTTTGCTCCTCCGAGCATAAGAAGATGCACCTGGCCGTGGTCACCATCAAGGGCCGTGTAGGTAGCCGCGAGAAGGACACCAGCTACTACCAACCGGACGCCCTGAAGGCTGCCTACCTGCGCCTCCTGAAGATGTACGAGCTGAACATCTAAGTAAAACCTACCTCTAGCAATTCCAGATTGGCCTCCCAGGTTTAACCGCCTGGTGGGCCTTCCTTTGCCCAAATTCACACGATATCGGATATCAAATGGACACTAATCAAACAGTCCCGAGCGCAGACCGCACCAAAGCCCAACTTGACCTTGAAGAGGAGTGCCTGGCCCTTGGCATCGAACGATACCGGGCCTCTATGGAAGCCGGGGAAGACACCTTAGTTCCCGGCCAGCGCCTCATCAAGGCAGCCGTGTTGCCTCTCTCCCAGGTCATCCAGGAGATGATTGAAGAGGCCCTAGCAGGTAAGGCTGGCCGCTCCGCTGGTATTGCCAAGTTCCTGGCGCAGTTTGAACCGGAACGAGCAGCCTTCATTACCGCCCGGCGGGTCATCCATTCGATAACCGACAAGATCATGCTTTCCACGGCAGCTATTCAGGTATCCAACGCCCTGGAAGACTGCCTCAACTTTGACGCCCTGGAGGAGCAAGCCCCTAAGCTCTACAAGCAACTCCAGCGCAAGATTCAGAACAGTAACGACGAGGGCTACCGCCACATCGTAATGAAGCGCCAGCAGGAGTTCGCTGGTGTCGCCACCATCAAGTGGGGCATCACCGAGAAAACCCGCCTGGGCACCACCCTGATCCAGCTAATGGCTGATTCCACGGGCCTCATTGAGATTGTTAAGGTGTCCCGTGGGCACAACGATAACCCCTTCATGGTTACCGCTTCGGCAAAGACCTTGATGTGGCTGGAGCAGGCTCACGCCCGGTGCGAACTGATGCAGCCCACCTTCATGCCTATGGTGTGTCGCCCTCGCCCCTGGACGGGTCCCTTTGGTGGCGGCTACCTGACCAAGGAGCTGCGCTTCCCGCTCATCAAGACCGGAAACAAGAACTACCTGGAGGAGCTGAAGAGTTGGGTTATGCCTGATGTCTATCGGGCCATCAACGCCCTCCAGGACACCGCATGGACCATCAACAAGGGCATCCTCCGGGTGTCCCGTGAGATTTGGGATGGCGGTGGCCGGGTGGGTAAGCTGCCTAGCCGGGAACCGATCCCGCTCCCTCCGAAGAACCACGACCCGGAAACCGAACCGGAGAAGCACAAGGCTTGGAAGCGGGCTGCCGCCCAGGTGTATGAAGAGAATATCCGACTGGTATCCAAGCGCCTTGGCGTAGCGACCAAGCTGCACCTGGCGGAGAAGATGGAGAAATACGAGCAGTTCCATTTCGTCCATGCCCTTGACTGGCGAGGCCGTGCCTACCCGGTGTCCTCCATGCTTAACCCCCAAGGGGATGACCTGGCGAAGGCCCTCCTGATGTTCTCTGAAGGGAAACCTTTGGGCGAGAACGGGGCAACCTGGCTGGCCGTTCATGGTGCTAACTGCTTCGGTGTCGATAAGGTCCCGTTCGGTGACCGCGTGAAGTGGGTGATGGAACACCGGGAGCAAATCCTGGAGTGCGCCTTCAACCCCACGGACGGGACCCTCTTCTGGGCACAGGCAGACAGCCCCTACATGTTCCTGGCCTTCTGTTTCGAGTGGGCTGGCTACATCATGCAAGGACCGGCCTTCGTCAGCCACCTCCCGGTGTCCTGGGATGGCACCTGTAACGGCCTCCAGAACTTCTCCGCCATGCTGCGGGATGAAGTGGGCGGTAAGGCCGTTAATCTGGTCCCTTCAGATAAGCCTTCAGATGTCTATCGGGCTGTTGCTGAAGTTGCCCAGGTTGGTATCGACATCGACGCCGAGAACGGGAATGAAGTAGCCAAACGCTGGGTGGGCCGGATGACCCGCAAGTGGTCCAAACGGAACACCATGACGGTCCCTTACGGGGTGTCCAAGTTCGGGATGCGTAACCAGCTCCGTGAAGAGTTCTCAAAGCTCCGCATGGAAGGTGACGAATCCGCCCCCGCACGGGAAACCGAGATGGAGGACGCTGCCTACATCGCTGAGAAGAACTATGAGGCCATCGGCCAGGTAGTCATCGCGGCACGGAGGGCAATGGACTGGCTCATGGAGGCCGCGAAGGTTGCCGCTTCAGATGGCCTTCCGGTGCGCTGGACGACTCCGAGCGGGCTTCTTGTACAGCAATCCTATCGGGTAGCTGAAGGGAAAGTGCTGGATTTCAATGTTGCAGGACGCCGCTACCAGCTAACCCTCAACATCACCGGCCACAAGATTGACAAACGAGCCCAGAAGAACGGCATCTCGCCGAACTTCATCCACTCGCTGGATGCGGCGCACATGATGCGTACCGTTAATTACTCGCTGGATGTTGGCCTTAGCTCCTTCTGCATGATCCACGACTCCTATGGGTCCCATGCTGCGGACGCTGAAGAACTCTCCTATCATCTCCGCCGCGCCTTTGTGGATCAGTACAAGGGTGACGTACTGCGGGACTTCCGGGACCAACTAGCGGGGCAACTTCCGGAGGAACTGGCAGCCGAACTTCCACCCCTCCCACCGATGGGAACCTTGGACCTGGATCAAGTGATGCAGTCCGACTATTTCTTCGCCTAAATTCACCCGATATCGGGTATCAGATAGGAGCAACAAATGAGCAAGCAATTCAAGCCCATGCTGGCCGCTGAAGCAGACCTGGACAAGCTCCGCTTTCCCTTGATCGCCTCCCCAAAGCTCGATGGTGTCCGCGCCCTGGTGAAGGGTGGCGTGGTTCTCTCCCGGAGCCTCAAGCCGATCCCCAACAAGCACGTGCAGAAGCTCTTTGGGCGTCCCGAGCTGGAGGGCCTGGACGGGGAACTGATTGTGGGCTCCCCGACTGACAAGGACTGCTTCCAGAATACTTCAGGGGCCGTCCGGAGGTCTGAAGGGGAACCTGATGTCACCTTCTATGTGTTCGATGACCACAAGAAACCTGGCGGTTACGAGTGGCGGTGGGTAGGCGTAAAGCATTGGGGCAAGCCGAATACCCTTGTCCATGACATGCGGTATGTCCATACCCAGGAAGAACTCCTGAAGTACGAGCAGGAATGCCTCGATGGGGGCTACGAAGGGGTCATCCTCCGGGACCCTCAAGGCCCCTACAAGTTTGGCCGCTCGACAGCCAAGGAGGGCTACCTGCTGAAGCTCAAACGGTTCAAGGATAGCGAGGCCCGCGTCTTGGCTGTTGAGGAGCTAATGCACAACAACAACCCGGCTACCTGTAACGAGTGCGGGCATACAGAACGGTCCTCCCACAAGGCCAACTTGGTTCCTGCTGGGACGATGGGCCGGTTGTTCGTGGAGGACATCCACACGGGGCAACGCTTCTACATCGGAACGGGATTCACCAAGGAGCAGCGGGATTGGTGGTGGTCCATACGCCATGACTCCTACCCATACCTGAACATCGTCAAGTACAAGTTCTTCCCTGTAGGCGTCAAGGAGTTGCCCCGCCACCCGGTCTATCTGGGGCTCCGGGATGACTTCGATATGGGAGGCGAGTGATGGATCTTATCACCGCCTACGTAATCGTCGCTGCCGTATTCCTCCTGACTTGGCGGATGTGATGTACCGCAACGCCATCCCCTACAAGGACACATGGCTGGCTCCCGGCTCGGACGCCTTTCAGATGCACCAGGACCGCAAGTTCAAGGAACTGGACGAACACCTGAAGCGTACCGCCGAAGAGGAGCGGAAGAGGTCCGGTAAGTAAAACCTACCTCTAGCAATAACAACTCAACCTCTTTCAAGGATCACATGAAATGCGCTGACCAACTCCCCTTTGTGGAGCCCCGCACGACTGTCCAGGCTGCCTACGGTGCCATCTCATCCCTCCAGGGTGAGCGGCCCGGTGTCCAGGTGGCTGCTGCTGCTGTGCTTCTTTACGTCCTGGCAGACGAACTCAAGCTGGACATCTCCCAGCTCATCAACCAGGCGTCCCGTATCGCAACCGACGACGACACGTATTTCCGCCGCGAGGTCAAGGCCCTCCGGGATTACGTTCAAGGAGAACTGAAGTGAAAACAAAGTCCATCTCTACCCGAGGCATACACGCCAACGTGTTCTACCGCCGTGACAGAAGGGATAACACCTATGAGCTGTGTATGGGCAGCGCCCAGTTTGCAGACTCTCAATGGTTCGATGCTGGCGACCTTGAAGAGCTGTCAGAGCTGGCCCTGAAGCTGGCACGCAAGCTGCGGCAGAAGGAATGCGAACTGTGACCACTCTCGTAGAAGCCTCACTTCTCCGCCAGGCCCATGAATATTGGGACAACGGCGAGTACGTACCGCTTGACCTGTTCGCTGCAATGGCATCCGAAGGGCTAGATGTACCGGCCCTGGAAGCCCGCTTTATCCAGAACTAGCAACACCTCTCAACTTTAGAAGCCCCTGGCAGATGTCCCTAGCGGATGTCTCCAGGGGCTTCTTGCATTTTTAAGGAGCCATTTATGGCCGACAAGAAAGCCCCCCTCATCAAGGTGATGACCAAAAAAGGTCCCGCCCGATTCCCCGCACTGACCAAGCCGGATACCAAATTCAATCCGGACGGTGAATACAAGGTTGGCGTCATCCTCTCCCAGGAAGATGCCCAGCCGATCATCGACAAGGCAACGGCAGAAGCCGAGAAGATTCTGGCCGAAACCAAGGAAGCCTTGCAGGAGTCCGTCAAGACCCTGAAGGGTGAAAAGCTGGTCAAGGCGAAGAAGGCCCTGGCCGAACTCGCAATGGGTGACATGCCGTTCAAGCCCGTCTATGACGACGATGGCAACGAGACTGGTGACTACGTACTGAACTTCAAGATGAAGGCCCAGCGCAAGGAAGCCAAGACCGGCAAGATTATCAAGATGCAGCCGAAGCTCTTTGACGCTGGCGGCAAGGAGATCAAGGGCGCGATTGACATCTGGGGCGGTTCCATCATCAAGGTATCCGGCTCCATCAATCCGTTCTACATCCCCGGTACGAATACCTGCGGCGTCGGCTTCCGCCTGGCTGCTGTGCAAGTCATCGAACTGCGCTCCGGTGGCGGTGGTGATGCGTCAAGCTACGGCTTCGGCAAAGAAGAAGGCTACGAGGCTGGTGACGATGACCAGTCCGGTGAGTCTGCTGGTGAGTCGGGTGATGACCTGGCTGATGAGGACGTTGAGTTCTAAACCAGCCGTCCCCCGTGGAATCGTAGAAGGCTACCGCTCTGGTCTTGAGGAGAAGCTGGCCGCACAGCTCTCCCTGGCTGGGGTGGATGTCGCCTATGAATCCATGACCATCCCTTACGAGAAGCCCGCAAGTAAGCACCGCTACACCCCGGACTTCCCGCTCCCCAACGGAATCATCATTGAATCCAAGGGGCGCTTCGTCACGGCAGACCGCGCCAAGCATCTGCTCATCAAGAAACAACACCCACACCTCGATATTCGCTTCGTCTTCAGTTCATCGAAGGCCCGCATCTCCAAGACCAGCAAGACGACTTACGCCTCCTGGTGTGAGAAGTACGGCTTCAAGTACGCCGACAAGCTGATCCCCGAGGAGTGGCTACTGGAATCACCTAAATGAAATACCTCATTGGCCCCGTGCTGGCCCTCCTGTTCTCCCTGTGCTTCTTCGCTGGTTGGGTTACGAACGTCATCTGGACCTTCCGCCAGGACAACGTTACGGATGTCCTCCTGGGAATCCTTGGTTGCATCCTCGCCCCTGTAGGTGCCCTGCATGGCATCTATACCTGGTTCTGATGGCAGCCCTGAAGCTCAATCCGGAGGATGTCCGCTACTTCGTAGTCCATTGCTCCGCCACCCAGGCCAAGTCCGACATCGGCGTGAAGGAGATTACCCGGATGCACCGGGAGCGTGGCTTCCTGACCATCGGTTACCACTTCGTCATCCGCCGGAACGGCACCGTAGAAAAGGGCCGTGCCCTGGACGCTATCGGAGCCCATGCGGAGGGGTGGAACTCCCGCTCCCTTGGCATCTGCCTGGTCGGCGGCCTGGACTCCAACATGAAGCCGCTGGACAACTTCACGGCTGACCAATTCGCTTCCCTTGCGAGTCTCCTCCAGGAGCTTCGTCAGGAGTTCCCGAAGGCTTCCGTGCTGGGTCACCGCGACCTCCCGAACGTCAAGAAGGACTGCCCGTGCTTCGATGTCCGGAGCTGGGTCAAGGAGACTATTGATGATCCGAAGTTTGATTAACAAGGTCCGCCTCCGCATCGAAGAGGTGCTGGACATGATCCTGTGGTGGGACACGCCCCGAACAGGGGCGAAGTAAAACCTACCTCTAGCAATACCAAGTCCTCTTTAGGCGATTCGACCCGGCCCCGTGCTGGGTCTTTTACTTTTCACTCAAGGAAACACAAATGAACCGCAAGCAAAAACGTGATTGGCTCCGCGCATCCAAGGGCCTGGGCAACGATGTGGATTACACCAAGCAGGCATCCCGCCAGCACCGTAAGGCCATCTTCGGCGGCTCTCTTAGCTTCAGCCAGGGCCTCCGCAACCACTTCCAAGGACGCATCTAATGAAGCCTGTAACCCCCGGCACCAAGACCGCTAAGGTCCTCTCGTACCTCCAGACGGGCCACTCCCTGGACTTCCCCAAGGCCATCGGCATGTGGGGCCATATCCGCCTCTCGGATGTTGTCTTCCGCCTCCGCGCCAAGGGCTACCCGATCACCACGGAAATCGTCAAGAACGGCAACGTGGAGTACGCCATCTACCGGCTCCCGAAGACGCCCAACCGGGACACCAAGAAGGGGACCCGCGTTCGCGTCCTCTCGACCTTCGGGGGCTCTGATGTATTCATCGGCAAGGTTGGCTTCCTACGCTGCCACACCCTGCCCACTGGCGAAGAGTCCCGCTACGAGTGCCATGTCCATATTGCGGGGCAGACCGGAACCGTCGCCTTCAACTACAACGAACTGGAAATCATCTGATGATTCAACACACGACGATGGCGATTGCCTTCAGCGAGGCCCGCGCATCCATTAACCCGTACCCGGCCAAGTTGGCTTCCCAGGTTGTCGATTCAATGGGGCGCTACTCCCGTAATCGTCGCCCGATGAAGGACTGGACCGCCAAGCTCAGTTTCCGGACGGCCTCCTACCTGAAATCCAAGGGTGTCCCACTCCAGTGATACCGAATCGTCCTTTGTTTGCCACCAACCCTGCGACAACTGCGGGTCGAGTGATGCGGGATGCCTCTACTCAGACGGCCACACGTATTGCCAGGTGTGCAAGCACTGGACGCCCCCAACGGATTCACCTGTAGGGGAACCTGCAAGAAAGCACAAGATTAGTAGTGACCTGATTCAGGGCGAAGTTAAGGCTTTGTCCAAGCGGGGCATCACTGAGGAAACCTGTCAGAAGTTCCGCTACCAAGTCGGGAAGGATCGGGAGGGTTCTCCCGTCCAGATTGCCCCCTACTTTGACGGTATGGAGATGGTTGCCCAGAAGCTCCGCTACCCAAGCAAGGACTTCAAGTTCATCGGCCAACCCAAGCGGGCGTCCCTATTCGGACAGCAGCTTTGGCGCGATGGCGGAAAAATGGTGGTCATCACCGAGGGCGAGATTGATGCAATGACGGTCAGTCAGCTCCAAGGTAATAAGTGGCCGGTGGTATCCATCCAGAATGGTGCCCAGGCCGCGAAGCGTGAGCTTTCCAAGCAACTCGATTGGCTTGAGAAGTTCGATAGCGTGGTCCTGATGTTCGACATGGACGAACCCGGCCGTAAGGCTGTGGAAGAGTCCGCCCCACTGTTCTCCCCTGGCAAGTGCAAGGTGGCCTCCCTTCCCCTGAAGGACGCCAATGAGATGCTTCTAGCGGGGCGCGGTGCGGAAGTCATTGATGCTATCTGGGGTGCCAAGGAGTACCGACCTGACGGTCTGGTGTCTTTCAAGGACATCAAGGAGCGCATCAAGAAGCCTATTGAGCTGGGCCTGCCGTGGTTCCTGGATAGCCTTACAGAGGCTACCTACGGACGCCGCTACGGGGAACTGTATGGGCTTGGCGCTGGTACGGGTGTGGGGAAAACCGACTTCCTGACCCAGCAGATAGCCTATGACATCACCGTTCTAAAGCAGCGTGTTGGCCTCCTGTTCCTGGAGACACCCGTAGAGGAACTAGGGAAGCGTGTAGCTGGCAAGGTTGCCGGTAAGACCTTCCACATTCCTGACGGGACCTGGACGCAGGACGAGCTAGACATCCAAGTGGATGCCCTGGACGAAGGCGGGACCATGTATGACTCCTTCGGCCAAACCGATTGGGATGTCATCAAGGGCCACATCCGGTTCATGGCGCTATCCCAAGGTATCCGCATCTTCTATGTGGATCACCTCACGGCGATGGCGGACACCCAGGACGAAAAGGGCTCCCTGGAGCAAATCCTGAAGGAGATGGCTGGCCTGGCCCAAGAGCTGGGAATCATCATTCACTACGTCAGTCACCTCTCGACTCCTGAAGGGAAACCTCACGAAGAGGGGGGCCGCGTGATGATCCGCCACTTCAAAGGTTCCCGCGCTATCGGCTTCTGGACTCACTTCATGTTCGGCCTGGAGAGAAATCAACAGGACGACAACGAAGACCTCCGCCAGGTTACCACGCTTCGATGCCTCAAGGATCGCTACACAGGCCGCGCTACAGGCCAAACCTTCTACCTCCGGTACGACCCCATGACGGGACTCCTCCGGGAAATAGCAAACCCATTCGATGACTCTGAAGGCAACCCATTCCCGCCTGAAGAGAACAAGGACTTTTGATGAACAAATCCCTCCTGGTTGCCGCATTGATTGCGCTGACCCTGGCTGGACAAGCGAACGCTGCCTCCTTCGGGCGCAGTAGTTCCTTCAGTAGCTCCCGCAGCTACTCCAGCTATCGCCCATCGACTCCTGCTTACCGCCCCCCGGTGGTTGCTCCGAAGGCCGCCCCTGTGGTGGTCCAGAAGAACGTCACCGTGCAGCAGAACGTCACCCATGTAACGCAATCCAGCAGCTCCGGTGGCGGCTTCATGTCGTCCATGTTCGGTTCCTTTGCTGGTGCTGGCATTGCCAACTGGCTGTTTGCCCCCAAGGCAGCACCGGCCCCGGCACCCACCCAGCAAGTGGATTGCACCCTCCAGCAGAACAAGGCACTGGCCGTGTGCCAGCCCGCCAAGTAGTAACACCTTTCCATAATTTCCAAGGACTTACAACATGAAGCTCATCCAAACTCTGAAGAATGCCCTCCCGGTTTCCCGCAAGGCCCACCAGGATGCACTCGCCAAGATGCACAACGAAGCCGAACACGACAAGGCATATCTGTCCGGTCAGCTCCGCCAGGTGACTGCCGCCAATATCCGCCTGGAGCGCAAGCTGCTGGCCGACGAGGAAGCCTAATCATGGGCATCCTCCAGAACATCAAGCAGGCCCTTGCCCGCGTCTTCCCGCTGCATCTGAACGCCACTGTGGTGGCTCTGGAGGATGAACTGGACGAGGCGGAGGTCGCCCTGTACTTCAACCAATGCCGGGAAGAAAACCTGGAGTTGGAGTTGGATAAGGCAGTCGCCACCAACAACACTTACCGCACAGAAAATCAATGGCTCCATGAGGGCCTGATTCGGCTGCGTGAAGGCAACAAAGCCCTTAACGCGGAACTCAACGAGGTCTATCAGTCGATGACCCCGAAGCTCTCCACCTGGCCCATGACTGTCTCCGCTCATCTGGAAGACAGCCCTGTCGGTATCTCGTTCATTCGCGTGGAGCTTCCTGCCCTGCGCCTCTCCTCCTCAGTCAATGAAGCGGTACGCCGTGGCCTGTTCAAGGGCTACACCGAAGTGTTCGCTGAAAACATCGCCAAGACCGCCCACAAGGAAGTCAAGGCAGCAGTAACCGACATCCTCAACGCAACCCTCCCGATCAAGAAATAAGGAAACCCATGTTCTCCATCTTCAAGAAGAAATCCCTGAATACCCTCCTGGCCTCCTTTACCAAGCTCATCGAAGACCTCCGCAAGCTGGCCTCCGACAAACTGAAGGAAGCCGAGCAGAAGGAAGCCAAGGCATTCATCATCCAGGAAAAGGCCCGTGTGGAATCGGCCCGCATCCTGGCGGCTGCACGTAACGAAGCTGCTGGCCTCTACAACGAAGTCGAAGCTGCTGAAGTCGAAGCTGAAGAAGCCCTGGCCGCTGCCGACAAGTGGGAAGCCCTGGTGGGCAGCAGCGTCGTTCTCGAAGCGGCAGCCGAACAACTGTGACCCAGCCGGGACCCTACGGGGTTCCGGTGCATCTCTTTGACATCGAAACCAACGGGCTGTTGGATCAACTGACCACGGCCCACTGTCTTGTCATCAAGGACGCCTCCACGGGGGTGTCCCTCCGCTACAACGATCAACCCATACCCGTCATCAAGCACGGGTCCATAGAGGATGGAGTCCGCCGGCTCCAGAACGCCTCTGACTCCGGTGAGTACATCGCGGGTCACAACGTCATTAAGTTTGACATCCCAGCACTCCACAAGCTGTTCCCCTGGTTCAAGCCCAACTTGGCCTACGTTCGGGACACCTTGGTGCTTGTCCGCCTTCTGTATCCAGCCGAAAGCCTGATTGACCTCGACATGAGGTTGATGAAGCGCAAGGTGAATTCCCTCCCTGGAAACCTCTTCAAGAAGCAATCGCTTGAAGCCTGGGGTTACCGCCTGGGGGTATTCAAGGATGACTACGAAGGGGACCCGGCTATCCCCGATGAGAAAGAACGCAAGGCCCGCAAGTGGGAATCCTGGAATCAAACTATGGATGACTACTGTGTGCAGGACGTTGAGGCTACCCATGCTCTATGGAACCTCTGCATGTCCAAGGTGGAAGGCGAACAGTTCGTCCCGCCGAAGCCCAAGAAGGGGGCCATCATGGAACCCTTCAGCCTCCAGTGCGTAACCCTGGAGCATCAAGTGGCCTGCATCATCGCCGCCCAAGAGCGGTTCGGTGTGCACTTCGACTCATACAAAGCCGGGAAGCTCCTGGCCGAGATGGTCAAAGAGAAGCTGAAGATTGATGAAGCCCTGAAGGTTAGCTTCAAGCCTCGCTACTTCACTGACGGCAAGGTGATGACCCCCTCAGTGTCTCGCCGGGACCAGGAAGAACTCCTTGGGTTCAACTACCAGCGCCCCATCTACGAGGGTAAAGGCAAGGCGAAGACCATCAAGGGCTACTGCTACAAGTCCTATGACTTTGTGGAGGGTGCCCCCTACTGCAAGGTCAAGTTGGTGGAGTTCAACCCAGGCTCCCGCGTCCATATCCACGTTTGGCTGAAGGCCCTCCACGGCTGGGAGCCCTCCGAGTGGAATGCGGATGGCACCGCAAAGGTTGATGAGAAGGTGCTGGAGAAGCTGCCCTTCCCCGAAGCCAAGGTATTCAATAGCTACCTGACTATCTGCAAGCGCATGGGCCAGCTATCCGAAGGGAAAGAGTCCTGGCTGCGGCATGAGGTCAATGGGCGCATCCACGGACAAATGGTCACCAATGGCGCTGTCACCGGGCGGGCCACCCACAGTAACCCCAACATGGGCCAAGTGCCTGGAGTCCGAAAGGGCAAGGGACCGGATGGCGCTGAAGTCATCCTAATGGGCCTTGAAGGTTATTGGGGGTACGAATGTCGGGGCCTCTTTGGTCCGCCTCCTGGTTACGTCCAGGTGGGTATCGACATGTCCGGTATTGAGCTGCGCTGCCTGGCCCACTTCATGGCCCGCTACGATGGTGGAGCCTATGGCCGCATCGTTGTAGATGGAGACATCCACACCGAGAACCAGAAGGCTGCTGGGCTTCCCACGCGGGGCAACGCCAAGACATTCATCTACGCCTTCCTGTATGGAGCTGGCGGCGAAAAGATTGGCTCAATCATCGGCAAGGGTAAGCAGGCTGGCGAAGCCCTCAAGGCCCGCTTCCTGAAGTCCCTACCGGCCCTCGCCAAGCTCATCGCAGTTGTCACCAAGGCCGCCTCACGGGGCTACCTGAAGGGACTCGATGGACGCATCCTGAAGGTGCGCCACAAACACGCCGCCCTCAACACCCTCCTTCAATCCGCTGGTGCAATCCTGTCCAAACAGTGGCAGGTCATCTTCCACGGAATGCTGGCGGAGGCTGGCCTGGCCGATAAGGTCCATCAAATGCTTTGGGTTCATGACGAAATCCAACTTGCTTGCCCACCCGAGCTTGCCGAGCGTGTCGGTCAGATGGCTGTAGATGCCATTGTGAAGACTGGCGAGTTCTTCAAGTTCCGTGTCCCCATCACTGGAGAATACAAAATTGGTAAAAACTGGGCGGAATGCCACTAGCCAATTCCGGTGCAAGGCCAAGTACGCCATCCTCTTCAAGTCAAGCACCTCCAGGGTTTCCTCCGAGGGAATCGGAAAGCGCCTGACTGAGGTAGTGCAGCAGGCATACACAAAGCCCTTCAGCTTGCAGTCCGACTTCGCAAGGTCCAACTCCTTCTTTGTCGCCGCCGCTGCAAGTCTGGGCTACATCTCAACGAGGACCAGCCCCCGGAGTGCCCACTACGGGCACCTGTGGAGAACCACACGGGCCGGTCTTCAATACCTGGAAAAAGACGAATGAATTTCGGAGCAGCCCTGCATGCCCTCAAGGAGGGTAAGCGTGTAGCACGCATGGGATGGAACGGTAAGGGTATGTTCATATTCCTGGTCCCTGGCTCTACCTTCAAGGTAAGCCGCCCGCCGTTGATGGGAATCTACCCTGAAGGTACGGAAATCAACTACTGCCCCCCACATAGACATGCAAGGGGCGGATGGTCGGGTGTTCGCTTGGAACCCGAACCAGTTGGATGTCCTAGCTGATGACTGGTGCGTCCTCTGATGGCTGTAGGTCTTGATGATGCCATTGCGGTGGGCCTGAAGCTCATCGACAAATGGTTCCCTTCCGAGTCCGAGAAGAACGCCGCCAAGTTGCAACTCCTGGAGATGCAGCAGAAGGGTGACTTCAAAGAGTGGGATGTCCTGGCGCAGTCCGACAAGAACCAGGCAGACGTGAATCTAGCGGAGGCCCAATCGGAGTCTCTGATGAAATCCGGCTGGCGTCCCTTCATTGGCTGGACCTGTGGGGCGGCCTTCGCTGTTGAGTTCGTGGTGGCACCCTTTGCAACCTGGGGCGCAAAGCTCCTGGGCAAGACTGTGGAGTTCCCTTCGCTGGACATGACGCAGCTCCTTCCGGTCCTCTTCGGGATGCTTGGCTTGGGTGCCTATCGGACCTACGAGAAGGTGAAGACCAAATGAAGATTGCCGCTGAAGTCTTCTTCGCGGTGTGCCTTGTGGGCTGCATTTCCGCTGTGGTTCTGGCGCACATCTCCTACAGGGACGACGTATGAAGTGCGGCCTACTGTTCCGCCTGGGGTCCTTCTGGATTGGAGCCCACTGGTCGCCCTATAACCGCCGCTGGTGCATCAACCCGGTCCCCTGCGTTACCTTCTGGGTGACTCTGAAGGGCGGTAAAACTCCTAGTTGAAAGCCTCGCAGGCGGCAATCTGCCCGCTGAAGCTGTAGCCCTTCACTGTGTTGCGCTCATCTACCTCAAGGTTTAGGACGCAAGAGTAGGAAGAGCTGCCCTGTAAGACCACCTGGCCGCTGGAGAGTGTGGTCATGTTGGGCATCGTCCTACCGGATGTCCAGGTATAGACATGCTTCCCGGCCACCCACCGATCCGAGTCAGGGTATCCAAAGCTGGCAATGGCCGCATCCACCGGCTTCCCCATAAAGTTCCCTTGTAGGTTCCTCTCGATACTTCCCGTGGAAACACAGGCAGATAGGAAGAGGCTTGCCGCAAGGGCTCCAAGGAATTTGAGCATAATAACTACCCTTTTAATTGACGCTGACATTGTAGCCTTTCAGTTCGCGTCATCGCACCAGGAAAACCACGATTGGGGTGATGGTGTAGTAACCAAGTCAGTTGCGGATATGTCTGAGGTGACCCCGAAGATTGACGCCAAGCTGGCAGAGTGGAAGGCGCGGTGGAAGGCGGATGAGCTGATTATCTGTCTGAGCTGCCCCCACGATGAAAACTTCCGGATGTCCGTCCTGCCCACCTACAAGGGAAAGCGGGACTACAACAACCGGCCTCTACTCCTGACGCCAATCAAGGAGTACCTGGCAAAGAACTACAAGACCTTTGCCCGCCCCAGCCTGGAAGCTGACGATGTTATGGGGATTCTCTCCACACACCCGACGTTGATCCCTGGGCGGAAGGTCATTGTGTCCGAAGACAAGGACATGAAGACCATCCCCGGCTGGCTGTGGAACCCTGCAAAGGACCCGAAGCCCTGGAAGGTATCCGAAGAGGAAGCCGACTGGTGGCACCTTTACCAGACCGTCAAGGGTGATACCACGGACTGCTATGACGGGGCTCCCGGATACGGCGACAAAGCCTACCGGGAGGTGGTGGATGCGGGGCTGAAGTATCAAGCCTACGAGTACATCTACCCCCGCAAGAAGACTACGGAAATCCGCTGGGAGAAAGTTCCTGCTGAGTCCCGCTGGGAGTCTGTGGTGTCCATCTTTGAGAAGGCTGGATTAACTGAAGAGGACGCCCTGGTGCAAGCCCGTGTGGCCCGTATCTGCCGTGCCTCTGATTACGACTTCAAAGAAAAGAAAGTGAAGCTATGGACACCAAACTGATTGGCGCTGACGCCTTCCTGGCCCTGCTGGATGAAGACGGCGAGGCTCCGGAAGGGGCTACCGTTGTCCAGTCTGGTGATTGGGTAGTGGAGTTCAAAAACTACGCCAACAAGGAAACCATCTACAAGTTCGGTGAGCAATTCTTCTGTGTCATCGAGAATCGAAGTGGTGATTACTACTCCGATTACGACTATGGCGAATCCACATGCTGCGAGGTGAAACCACAGGAAGTCACCGTTACCCATTACGTGGCTATCTAAGTGGCATCTGACATGTCCATCCAGGAGAGAGCCATCAAGGCCCTCCGTGAAATCAAGGAGCTGGTCGCCATCTGGGCTTCCGGCAAGGTAACCCACCAGTCCGCTATGGAGCGCGTGGAAGACATCGCAAGGAAAGCCAAGTGAGCGCCTGTTCCGCCTGCAAGAACTATGACTTCTTCCGAAACCAGTGTGGGAATGAAGCCTGCAATGAGGAGCCCAAGGTAGAGCGTGACTGCAATACCTGTAAGAGCCACATTCAGGGTGTCAATCCCTTCACGCTTCGCCCGTGCAGTTCCTGTATTGACCTCCCGCTAACCCTGCCCAATTGGTCCCCCATGAGCAAAGCCTACGATGCTACCTTCCGGGATGAACCCCTGGCGGCCCCGAAAGAAACCCCGCTGGATACCCAAGTTGGCGGAAACCACTACAAGGGTATGAAGATTCAACCCCTGGAGTTCGCCCTGGTTAATCGCCTGGATGCAGCCCAATCCAAGGTCGTCAAGTACGTCTGCCGCGTGAAGGGTGACCTGGCGAAGCGCCTGGAAGACCTCGACAAGGCCATCCACGTAATCCAGGTTTATAAGCAGCTCTTGGCGGATGGGAAAATCCCTTCTGAATCAATGCTATAGTGGTAAAACCTACCTATAGCATAGGCCAATCCGTTCGACTCTCCTAAAGGTTCCCTTATGGATTCTCTAAAGATTGGCTTCCAGATGTCTGAAGACTTCCTCCGGTCGCTCAATGAGATGTACCCGCCTCGCCCTCCTGACCCCAAAGATTCCGAAAGGGAAATCTGGATGAAGGCCGGTGAGCGGCGACTGGTTGAGGTTCTTCAGTCGAAGTTCAACGAAGCAAACGAAGGACTGATGAATGTGCGGTAGTAAAAAGGTACAGGCAGCACCACCGCCTCCGCCACCCCCGCCTCCGCCCCCGGTACTTGCCTCTCCGGAAGACACCACGGGTTCGGATAATGCAGCAACCACCAAGGCTTCCCAGACGGCACGCTCCAAGTTGCGTATTGACTTGGACCCGGTGGCCGCAAGTTCTCCAACTAGCACGGGGCTGGGTATCCCGGCCTAAGCTGATTGGCTGAGAAGTCCCAGGAGACAGCGAAAGCTAGATTCTCCAAGCTGGAGTCACTGAAGAACCCCTACTTGATCCGAGCTAGGGAATGCTCCACGCTAACAATCCCCTCCCTGATTCCCCCGCAAGGGGCTACGGGCTCTACCAAGATGCCCACCCCGTTCCAATCGCTAGGTGCCCGAGGGGTCAATAACCTAGCTGCCAAGCTCCTTCTGGCTCTGCTGCCTCCCAACTCCCCGTTCTTCCGGCTGGTCATTGATGACTACATGCTGGAGAAGCTGGCTGGTCGGGAAGGTGCCCGTGCTGACATCGAAGAAGCCCTGGACAAGATGGAGCGGGCAGTAATGACAAAGGTGGAGACTGGTAACACACGGTCCTCCATGTTTGAGGCAATGAAGCATCTGCTGGTTGCCGGTAATGTCCTCCTGTTCGTCCCCAAGGAAGGTGGCCTGAAGGTATTCCGCATGGATCGCTACGTGGTCAAGCGGGACCCTATGGGCAACGTCCTGGAAATCATCACCAAGGAAAACATCTCCGAGATGGAACTGCCGGAAGAAGTGCGCCGGGTACTCTCAAAGGAAGATAAGGCCGAAGGTGAGTCCAGCGCCGAGGACATCGAGGAGCTTTACACCCGCGTCGTCCGCTCTGAAAAGGGCTGGGATGTCTATCAGGAGTGCGAGGGGATGATTATCCCGGGCACTGAGGGCACGTACCCTAAAGACAAGTCACCGTGGCTTGCCCTGCGATTCATCCAGATTGACGGCGAAGACTATGGCCGAAGCTACGTTGAGGAATACCTGGGCGACCTGAAGACTCTTGAGGGTCTGACCAAGGCAATCGTCCAGGCATCGGCAGCAGCCGCTAAGGTCCTCTTCCTGGTGAAGCCGAATAGCACAACCAAGATGAAGACCCTGGCAGAGTCATCTTCAGGGGACATCAAAGAGGGCAATGCAGAGGACGTTACGGTTCTCCAGATGGATAAGTTCGCTGACTTCCGAGTGGCCTACGACACCATCAAAGAGCTGAAGGACGCCCTGTCATTCGCCTTCCTTCTCAACTCTGCAATCCAACGCAATGGCGAACGGGTGACCGCTGAAGAAATCCGGTACGTGGCAAACGAACTGGAATCCTCTCTTGGTGGCATCTACTCGACTCTCGCCCAAGACTGCCAGCTACCTTACCTGAAGGTGGTCATGGCGGGTATGGAGCGGACAGGGGACCTTCCGGTACTTCCGAAGGGTTCCATTAAGCCGACCATCACCACGGGTGTGGAAGCGATTGGACGAGGTAACGACCGGACGAAGCTGGCCGGGTTCCTCCAGGACATCATGCCACTTGGTCCCGAGGTCATCCAGAACGAGATGAATGTTGGTGACTACATCAAGCGCATGGGTGCTGCCCAAGGCATTGACATGAAGGGACTCATCCCGACCCCTGAAGAGAAAGCCCAGAAGGCGGAGGAGCAGCAGCAGCAGATGATGATGCAGCAGCTTGGTCCAAATGCAGTAACGCAGTTCGGCGGCATGATGAAAGATGCCATGTCCGGACAACAACCAACCCAATAACCGAGAGGTTCATATGGCAGATGCCGTTCCGGTCAATCCGGTAGAAGATGTAGCAGCACCCGAAGTAGCACCGAAGGCCCCGAAGAAGGGTGCCTCCGCTGGTATCACCGCTGATGTCCTGGCCGAAATCAAGGCCCAGGTCAAGGAAGAACTCCGTGCCGAGATGGCCCCGCAAGTCCCGGTAGTTGAGCTGGGTCCGGATGCCTTCAAGGTCAAGGGCGGCGTCAAGCTGGAATCCCACGAAGCCCGCCGCGAGGACTTCTAATGCCGGGTGAGAACCAGGAAGTAGTAGCCCCGGTTCCAGGCTCCCCGGAGTACGAAGCCGCGATGGCTGCCAAGGTAGATGACAGTGCCGCAAAGGCCCTGGAAGCTGCTGAAGGTGCCCCGCTGGCCGCCCCCACGGAAGCCTCTGAAGAAGCCGGTGAGAAGGCCAAGCAAGAAGGTGAAGGCGAACCTGTAGAGGACGCCAACAAGAAGTCTGAAGGTGAAACTGAAGACGCCCAGAACGAAGCAGAGAAAGCAGTAGAGGCCGCTGGATTCGACTACTCCAAGCTGCAAACGGAATGGGAAAACGGTGGGCTGACTGAAGAGAGCTACAAGGCTCTTGAGAAGGTCGGCTTCTCCAAAGAAATCGTGGATCAGCATATTGCTGGACAAGAGGCTCTTGCTGCTCTCCACGTGATGCAAGCTGAAGAAACTGCCGGTGGTAAGGAACAACTCGCCGCCATGCAAGTGTGGGCCAAGTCGTCCATGTCTGAAGCTGAAATCGCCGCCTATAACAATGCGGTGGTTGGTTCCAAGGAAGAGATGACCCAGGCGATTCTTGGTCTTCGCTCCCGCTACGAGGCTGAGTATGGCCGCACCCCTGGTTTGCTGGGTGGTCGCAACGCCAACACGGCCCCCGCTGGTTACGCCTCCCGTGCAGAAATGACGGCTGAAATGCGTGACCCGCGTTATGCCAAGGACCCGGCATTCCGGGCCAAGGTAAGTGCAAAGGTTGCGGCTACCACCGCCTTCTGAGCATGAGTACCAATCTGGTAGGTGCCTCCGTTAATGCGAGTGGCACCAAGATTGCAGCCGCTAAGTCCCTTGGTACGGGTGTGCTTAACACCGCCAGTAAGGACAACGACCCGAATACCGTAGTGCCGCACGGCGCGATGGTCATCCCGGTCAAGGCAGCAATCAACATGGGCATCCTGCGGCGCAATGCTGCGGGGACGCTGGAAGAACTCAATCCGGCCCAGCCCTATACCCGTCAAGGGTAAGTAGTCGATGCCCCTCTACGGGGCCTAGCAAGTCCTGGTGGTTACCTCCCAAAGAGCCCACCAGGCACCTCCCTTTGCCCTCTGGCTGATTACCAGAAGGGTCCCTCTAGCGGTGCAACGCCGCACACAATCGAAAGGCAATACCCGCATGGCAAATGCAACTCAACTGGCTGTCGGCCAAGTAAATGGCGCTGGCGCAACTGATGCTCTGTTCCTGAAGGTCTTTGGTGGCGAAGTTCTGACCGCCTTCGAAGAGGCCAACAAGGTCATGGACAAGCATACCGTCCGCACCATCTCCGCCGGTAAGTCGGCTCAGTTCCCGGCCACCTGGAAGGTTGGCGCTGGTTACCACACTCCGGGTGCCGAAATCGTCGGTCAGACCTCCAACGTGTCCGAGCGTGTTATCACGATTGATGACCTGTTGCTGGCCTCTGTGTTCATCGCCCTGATTGACGAAGCGAAGAACCACTACGATGTCCGCTCGATTTACTCGAAGGAAGTTGGCCGTGCCCTGGCCTACCAGTGGGACAAGAACGTTCTCCAAACTGGTGTCCTGGCTGCCCGCGCTGCTGCTACCGTAACGGGTGCCAACGGCGGTACGGCTCTGACCTCCGCAACCACGCTCTACAAGACTTCCGCCGTTGATCTGGCTGCTGGCATCTATGCCGGTGTCCAAGCGATGGACGAGAAGGACATTCCGGAAGAAGAAGAAAAGTTCGCTTTCGTTCGCCCGGCTCAGTATTACCTCCTGGCGCAATCTACCGCCCTGCTGAACCGTGACTGGACCTATGGTTCGGCTGGTAACTACGCAGACGGCAAGATTCTCCAAGTCGGTGGTGCCCAAATCGTCAAGACCAACCACTTGCCGATCACCTCGATTGCCACCGGCCCGACTGCCTACCAAGGCGACTTCACCAAGACCGCCTGCCTGCTGATGACCAAGCAAGCTGTGGGCACCGTGAAGCTGTTGGACCTGGCCCAGGAAATGGCCTACGACATCCGCCGCCAAGGCACCCTGATTGTGTCCAAGTACGCAGTTGGTCACGGCATCCTCCGTCCGGAGTGCGCTGTTGAGCTGAAGACGACCGCTTAATAGGTCCCAAGTAGCACCCCCACAAGGCATCTCTAGGTTCTTCCTGGAGGTGCCTTTTTTTCGTCCTGAGAGTACCCAATGACAACCATTGCACTGACCTCTGAGCTGGACGCCGTTAATACCCTTCTCGCTGCTATCTCCGAGTCTCCTATCAACACCCTTGAGGTCACCGGCCTGGCTGATGTATCGGCTGCCCGTAAGACCCTGGACGAGATCAGCCGGGAGGTCCAGCTAGTGGGCTGGCACTTCAACACTGAAGATGACTACCCGCTCCCCCGAGATGCATCCAACAGGATCACCCTTCCGGCCAACACCCTGAAGTGTGTCATTACCAGCTCCAGCTCTACCGACATCACCCAGCGGGGCCTCCGCCTCTACGACAAGACGAACCACCGGGACACCTTTACCGAGGACCTGAAGGGACGCCTGACGGCCTGCCTACCGTGGGATGAGCTACCCCAGGTCGCCCGCCACTTCATCATGGTTCGGGCTGCCCGCGTGTTCCAGGCCCGCACCTTGGGCTCTGACTCGCAGTTCCGCTTCTCCGAGAAGGAGGAGGCAGACGCCAAGAAGTCCCTGGCGGAAACTGAAGGCGAGACAGGCAACTACAACCTCTTCACCGGCAGTTACTCTGTGACAGCCATCATGGAGCGGTAACTTGAGTCGCGTTAATAAGGCTGTTGAGTCCCTGTTCAACGGGGTCAGCCAGCAGCCTGCACAGCTCAGACTTTCGAGCCAATCCGAAGCCTCCGAGAACTTCTATCCGACCATCGCTACTGGCCTAAATAAAAGGCCCCCTACGCGATTCAAGGCGAAGCTCTCCAGTTCAACCGATAAGACCGCCTACACCAGCATCATCAACCGGGACCTCTCCGAACGGTACGTCCTGATGATACGCAATGGGGCCTTGGAGGTCTTTGACGCCATCACCGGAACACAGAAGACTGTCAATACCCCCAACGGGGTGGCCTACCTGTCATCCACCTCGCCATCTACGGACTTCTCAACAGTAACCGTAGCGGACTACACGTTCATCGTGAACAAGTCGAAGACAGTGGGGTACGCCTCCACGACCTTCCCAGGTGGCCTCTCAGGGTCCGTGCAGGTTTTCTCCAACCTATCCGCCACCGCCGCCGATGGGGCCATCTTCTACATCTCCTCACAGCCAGGTTCATCCGGCAAGGGCTACTACGTCAAGTACCAGGCAGCTAACAATGCCTACGTTGAGTGCCCCGCCCCCGGCATCTACACGGAACTCGACCCGCTGACGATGCCCCACAAGCTGGTCCGGAATGCAGATGGCACCTTTACCTTCGCGCCGATGACATGGACACCCCGCAAGGTGGGTGATTACGCCTCCAACCCGTGGCCGTCCTTCGTGGGCCGGAAGATCAACGATACGTTCTTCTACCGGAACCGCCTGGGCTTCCTCTCGGATGAGAACGTTATCCTTTCGACCTCTGGCGACTACTTCAACTTCTTCGCCAAGACCGTAACGGCGGTGACTGACGCGGACCCTATCGACCTGGCCGTAGCTAACACGAAGGTATCCATCCTCCGGTTTGCTGTGCCGTTCAACAAGGTCCTCCTACTGTTTGCCGACCAGACGCAGTTCCAGCTCACGGCAAACGATGTCCTTACGCCCAAGAGCGTGAAGGCGGAGCCTGTGACCGAGTTCGTATGTTCCGCCCTGTGTCGTCCTGTAGGGGCTGGGCAGCAACTCTTCTTCGCCTCCAATAAGCCGAACGCTACGTCCATCCGGGAATACTTCGTCCAGCAGGACTCCTTCACGAACGACGCGGCAGACATCACTTCCCACGTACCCAGCTACATCCCAACAGGCATCTATCACTTGGCCGTCAGTACCACCGAGGACACGCTGTTCGCCCTCTCGACTGCCGAGCGTAACGCGATGTATGTCTATAAATACTATTGGGGTGCCCAGGAGAAGGTCCAATCGGCCTGGTTCAAGTTCATCTTTGATCCTGGCGATACCGTTCTGGGGTGTGAGTTCGTAGGCTCTGTTGCCTACCTTGTCATTGCCCGCTCCGATGGTATCTACCTGGAAGAGATGGCGATGCAGGCAGCGGACACCGATGTGGGCCTCCCGTTCCCTGTGCTGTTGGACCGTAAGGTATTCCTGACAGGCACCTACAACGCTGGCACGAATACCACCACCTGGACCCTTCCGTGGGCGCCTGCCGGGGCTGTGGAGATGGTCCTAGGGGCATCCTATGGTAGCCGCGCTGGGTCCTCTTCTGGACTCACTGTGGGGGCTGGCAACACGGTAACCTTCCCAGGCGACTACAGCACCGGGCCGGTATATATCGGCGTCCGTTACAAGGGCCGCTTCCGGTTCTCCGAGCAGTATGTCAAGGACGCCAAGCAGCAGCCTATCGCTAGTGCAATCATCAAGATTGCCCGAATGATGGTGACGTATGCAGGCACCGGATACTTCCGCGTGGAGGTGACACCACCTGGCCGGGACACGAACACCTACCTATTCACCGGGAAGACGCTTGGTGTAGCGGGTGTCCGCCTTGGCTACCCCGCCCTCGCAAGTGGCTCCTTCCGGTTCCCTGTCATGGCTTCCTCCAAGGGAGTCATCATCGAACTGGTCAATGACTCGCCTTTCCCCAGCTCCTTCCAAAGTGCCGAATGGGAGGGCGAGATGATCGTACCTTCCCAACGCATATGACAAAACCTGTGATTAGACCAGGGACGGTGGCAGATGCCATCTCCTTGGCCCCCAGGCTTCGGCCTGAAGACGCACTTGAAATCTCCTTGACCTCTGAAGACTCCCTGGAGAAGACCCTACTGGATTCCCTGGAGCAATCTACCGAGTGCTTCGCGGCAGAGGTGGATGGGCTGGTTATCGCAATGGGCGGCTTTCGCCTACTGCCTGGCCGTATTGGCATCCCGTGGATGGTGGGCTCCCCGGAGATTGAGGAGTATCCCGTGTCGATGGTAGCCGCTGGCCGGGTCGCTGTGGATCGCTGGGCGTCCCAATGCGATGTCATGGCGAACGTAACCCACAAGGACAACGTGGTGCATCACCGCTGGCTCCGCCACATCGGCTTCACCTTCCTTCCGGAAGAGGTCCCGGTAGGCCCCCAGCGGGCACCCTTCCTTCAATTCTATAGGCACAGCTAAATGTGTTATCCACTCCTCATCATGGCAGCGGTAGCCGTGGTGTCGGCAGTTGCATCCGCCAAGCAACAAAACGATATGGCTGCCAAGCAGGAACAGGCTATTCAAGACGGCCTGGCGCGTGACCGGGAGGCCACCGCAGAGCAATACAAACAAATCCAGGCTACATCTATGGATGACCAGGCGAAGCTCCACACGGATTACCTGATTGATGCGGCCCGCATCCAGGCGATGCAAGGAGAGTCTGGTCTGCAAGGGGCCTCCCAGGACCGCGTAACGGCAGAGGCAGACAACAACTACGCCACCGATGCGGCAACGCTTGAAATCAACCGGCAACGCCAGATGACCTCCGCGAAGACTCAAGGGGTCGCCCAGCAGTCCCGAGCTAATGTGCAACTAGCTGGCATCAAGTACCCGAGCAACGTAGGGACCGCCCTCCAGATTGCTGGAACAGTGGGCAGTATCTACGCTGCCGGTCAGTCAGGAGGGACGAAATCCTCTTCCACCACCGTTGCTTCCAACTCAGGGGGCTAAATGCCGCGCTCAACTGAACAACGAATTACGGGACAGCCACAGCTAACCCAGCAGCAAGCAGGGCGCACGGTGCGGGCCGGGGTGGTTGCCTCCGCCTCTGATAACGTACCCAGCTACATCCCAGACATGCGGGACCCTTCCCTGGATGCCTTCATCACGGGCCTCTCCAAGATCAACCCGGCGCTCCAGCAATGGAAACAACAGGATGACGAGGGGCAGGCTTCCCGTGGGGCTGTGGATCGTCAGTCAGGCAAGGACGCGCAGGAGTCGGGTAATGCCTACAAGGCCGCCTACTTCGGCACCGATGGGCTTGTCCGTGGTCAGCAGTACGGGGCGGACCTCGTTACCCGCTATAACACCGAGTTTGACAAGGACAAGGGGGACCTGGAGGGGTGGCTGCGAGACACCTACCAGACGAACCTCCAAGGCATCACCGATGAGCATTACCTTCAGGGCTACCAGAAGGGTATCACCCCCGCCTTCCAGGCTATCCGAGGTGCCCACCTGGAGTACCAGAAGAAGGCTGTGGAAACCCGCGTGGAATCCAATGTGATGCAACTCCTGAATGGCGGCATCCGTGCCTACACCAGCCAGGGGCAGCCTATCCCTGACGGCTACATCGAGGCCATCCAGGATCACGTAGGGAAGAACCTGGGCGTCAGCCAACAACGCTTCGGTGAGTTGCTGTTCGATACCGTCAAGCGGGTGGGCGATGAAGGCCACTTTGAAGCCTACGATGTCCTCAAAAAGGACCGCCCAGACGGGACTCCAGGGATGTACTTTGATCCCAAGTGGAAGACCCAGATTGATAACGCGGAACTCCACTCCTTCACGCTATCCCAGGAGATGGCGAAGAAGGCCCGTGAGCAACGTTACAACACGCAGCTCTACAGTGTCTTCTTGGAGGAGGACCCGAAGAAGGCCCAGGCGATGTTCCGCGAGATGAAGAAGTCCGACCTCTTCAAGGGGGACACGGAAGGGCTCATCAAGTGGGAAAAGCTCATCACCGAGAAGGTGGATGGGAAGCCGGATGGCATCCAGTTGGACAACGAGGTCCAGATGCTTGCCAAGATTTACGAAGGCAAGGTGTCTCCAAAGGATGTCCTTAACGCCCGTGGTAGTGCATCTATCACCTCCTCCCAAGGGAAGTACCTCCTGGGCGAAGTCCGCCGGGTGGAGAACGAGCGGGCAACCCTGGCAGCAGCCCAAGGAAAAGCGGACGAGGCTATCTACAAGACGAAGGAGTACGCGGACGCTAAGGACTTCGTGGCGGGGATGCTGCAGCCGACTCCGAAAGACCCTAACAATTTCTCCATGCGTTCTGCCCAGCAGCTTGAGTTTGAGCGGGCTAATGGCGTACTTGCCCAACGCGAGTTCTTTACAGGACTCAAGGGTAAGTCCCAGGCAGAGATTCAGCCGTTCGCCGAGGAGATTGTGAAGCGCTACAAGTCCAGGCAGAAGGAATACAACGAGTCGCAGCAGACGGCTGTAACTGAGAACCGGGTCCCATTCAAGAGCCTGGCTGAACTCCGAGAGGTGGCACACACCCTGTCACCAGCGGAAATCCGCCTCTACACACAACACTTAAAGAACCAAGGAAAATAATGGCCGATAGCTTCAACTCTGCCTACCTGGCCCTCCGTCAGGACCGTAATAAGGCAGACCGAGATAAGGCAATGGCTGAGTTGGATGCGGTCATGGCATCCCAGCAGGCGTCCCAACCAGCCCCCTCCGCTGCACCTACAGCAGCCCCTACAGAACCCAAGAAGAAGTCTCCGGGTGTCGTTAGTGAAACCCTGAAGGCTGTCGGCGGTGGCGTGATTGACGCGGGCCGGAACGCCATCAACGCGATTGACGACGCGGCAACCTGGCTGGATAACAACTTCCTAGACCTCCGCATGAACTCCTCCACCTTCGGGACGGTAGGCGGGCGCAGGGCTTCCGGCCAGGAGGCCCACAAGGAGGCCCTACAGGTTCCCGAGCTGCCTGAGTACATGCAGAACGACTCCACGGTAGGGAAGATTGGCCGCGCTGCCGTCCAGTTCGTGGTCCCCTTCCTGGGTGCCACCAAGGCACTCAAAGGGGCGCAGCTCCTACAGGGTGCCAGCAAGACCGCTACGGCTGTCCGTGGGGCCACTGCTGGTGCTGCTGTGGATTTCGCCGCCTTCGATCCGCATGAGGCCCGCCTGTCGAACCTCCTGATGGATTACACGGAAGGGAACCCGGTGGTAGGAAAGCCTATCCTGGACTACCTCGCCGCGCATCCGGGGGACACCAACGCAGAAGGTCGCCTGAAGAACACCCTGGAAGGTTTGGGTGTGGGGATGGCCGTGGAGGGTATCTTCCACGGGGTCAAGGCCGCCAAGGCCCACTTCCAGGCCAAGGGCAAGGACCCGATCCAGGCCATCCAGGAAGGGGCCGCTGCCGGTAAGTCTATGGATGAGCTGGCGAACGAGCCTACATTCATGCGGACGATGGATTCCTCCCCGGTCAATACGGCCAAGGAACCCAACCTGGACCTCGTTAAGCAGATTGAACTCCTGACGGGGGTACAGAAGAACGGCCCGAGCAAGTTCCAGAAGGCGCTCGACATGAAGGCAGCCCTGGCAGATTCCGACGCTAAGGCAGCTCCCAAGGGTCCTGGCCTGGCCGATGGGGCGCTGCCTACAAGTCGCACCGAAGGGAACCCTGACGCTTTCCTGAAAGGTGCATCTTCGGACTCCCGGCTGGCCCTGGAGGACCCGAACGCTATCCCGTTTGAGAAGGCAGCACAGGCCCCGGTGGAGCATTCCTTCCCGGACACCTGGAAGCTAGTCGAAGAGGACCCAGCCCCGCGTAAGCTGTTCCTGGACACCCAGGACGGCCACATGGTCATGGGCGCGGAGGCGGCTGGTCCGCATCAACTGGACCTCGACCTGGCCCTCCCGGAAGTCCTGGCTAAGGCCGAGCATTCGGCGGACGAGAAGGCCATGCTGGAAGGCTACAAGGAACTCCAAGAGAAGGTCCTGGAGAAGGCCCCGCAAGATGCTGGCGTGGTGACTAAGGATGCCGACCTGGCAGCCCGTATTGAGAAGGCACAGGCCCGCGTAGATACTCTGCTGGAGGCCGGCAAGGACTCCGAAGCAGCTCAAAAGGTTCTGGACAACCTCCTCAAGAAGAAGGACGCAGGACTGTTTGACCACTCCACCCGCCTGGGCACCAAGGAAGCGGAGAAGTTGGCTTCTTCAGGTGACCCGCTGGTGGATACCATCCGGGAAAACAACGAAAGACTCCTGAAGGCAGCCGGAAAGCAGCAAGGCGGTTTCGTGTCTCCTACCCTTCTGGCGAATATGGCCTCCGCCCAGGTGGGTGCCGTCACTGGCTACCTCTCCGCCGAGGATGATGCAACGATGGCCGAGCGTATGAGCCTTGCAGGTATGGGCGCTCTGGCGGGTATGGGTGTCAAGGTGGGTGCTTCCCGCGTCCTGAAGGGCTCCGAGCGGGCTGTCATTGAAGGTGCAAGCCCTGAAGTCCGCGCTATGGCCCGTAAGGAAGTAGCTGGCATCGCCCCACAAGCGGCAGCCGTAGGTAAGAAGCCTCCGGTTATCTCCAAGGCCAAGGTAGAGGGCCTGGTGAAGGCAGCTCAAGAGGGCGGCATGGAGAACCTGGCGAAGACCGTCAAGGAGTCTGACTTCAATTTCTCCAACATTGACACGGCAGAAGACGTTAAGGAAACCATTGACGCCTTTTCCTCCGTGTTCGAGAAGGAGGCAGCCCTGGCGAAGCACGGCGAACAGTCCTTTGCGGATATGGCCGAGCTGGCTAACGAGCTGGGGGCCGGCGAGAAGTCCCTGCGGGAGCTGTACCAGGGAACCAACAACCTGGGAGCCCGCATCCTAGCCCACCGTGCCCTCCTGACGGCCTCTGCCGAGCAGGTAACCAAGCTGGCCCACCTGGCTGCTGAAGGGGACGCTGAAGGAATCCTGGCGCTCCGCAAGCAGGTTGCTCTCCACGCCTCAATCCAGGCGCAAATGAAGGGCATCCAGACTGAGGTAGGCCGCGCCTTGGGTCAGTTCCGCATTCAATCCAAGTCCATTGACCTGGCTATCAACGAGCGCAACCAGCTTATTGAGGCTATGGGAGGTCATGCGGCAAACATCGAGTTCGCCCGCAAGCTGGCAGACATTACGGACCCGGCAGCCCTCAATGCTGTCATCCGTAAGAGCGCCTTCGCCCGTGGTCGGGACGGCCTGTATGAGGCATGGGTTAATGGTCTGCTGTCTGGGCCAGTAACGCACACCGTTAATATGGTCAGTAACGGCCTGGTAGCCATCGCCTCCCCAGCGGAGCGCCTGGTGGCAAGCCTCTACGGGAAGGTCCTCCGGAACTCTGCCGATGCAATCAAGCTGGGTGAATCCAAGGCGCAGCTCTACGGCATGGTGGAGGGCCTGCTGGACGCCACGCGCATCACCAAGCAAGGGATGGACACCCTGAAGAAAGCTGGCGGGGAAGTCATGCAGGGCAACTTCAGTGGGGCGAAGAACCTCATTGAGGACTCTGCCGATGAATTCGGTGGTGCTTGGAAGGCTGCCGCTACGGATGCCCCGGTGCTGGACAATGCCGCCTTTGGAACCCGGCAGTACGACCTCCAGGACTCCGCTATCTCCGCGTCCAACCTGGGCTTTGACCAAGCGGGCTTCATCGGGAAGTTCGTGGATGGTATGGGAGCCCTGATCCGGACCCCTGGCCGCCTCCTGACGACCTCTGATGAAATCTTCAAGACCGTCCATTACCGGGGCGAACTGAAGGCCCAGGCATACCGTCAGGCTGCTGCCGAGGGGCTGCATGGAGATGCCTTGTTTGAGCGTATTGCGAAGCTGGTGGATGACCCCACCCCGGAGCTATCTTCGATGGCCCTGGATGCCGCCCGCAAGGGAACCTTCACAAACCCGCTAGGCAGCATGGGCGGGGCCGCGCAGAACCTCATCAACCAGACCCCTGGTGGGCGCTGGATTGTCCCATTCGTTCGGACGCCCACCAACATTATGAAGTACGTCGGTGAGCGGACCCCGATCCTTAACCTACTGTCCGAGAATGTCCGTGCAGAGTTCGCAGCTGGTGGCGCACGGCGGGACATGATGCTGGCTAAGACGACCACGGGTGGGGCTCTCTACACGCTTGGCGGTTACCTAGCAGCTCAAGGCATGATTACTGGTGGCGGCGAGAAGAACCTAACGGCTGAGAAGCTGGGTGGGTGGCAGCCGTACTCCCTGAAGGTCGGGGATAAGTACATCGCCTACAACCGGATGGACCCTGTAGGGATGTTCCTGGGGCTGGCTGCGGATGCTGTTGATCTATCCGGCCACCTGGACCCTTCCGACATGGACGAGTTCGCCTCTATGGCGACCCTAGCGGTGTCCAGGAACCTTGTATCGAAGTCCTACATGCAGGGCATCATCAATATCATCGACGCGTTCCAACATCCGGAAGCCAAGATGGAGCGCTACTTGCAGAATCTTGTAGGTACAGTCGTCCCGGCTGGCGTCAATGCAATCCGCAAGGAAGATGATGACCTGGCCCGCGAAGTGTGGTCCTACACGGATGCCGTGAAGAATCGCCTTCCGGGTTTCTCCAAGGACCTCATGCCCCTCCGCAACATCCTGGGCGAGGAGATGCACCTGACTGGTGGCCTTGGTCCGGACTTGGTTAGCCCCTTCCGTACCACTGTTGCCAGTTCGGAGCCTATCACCACCGAGTTGGCCCGCCTGAATATCGACCTTCAGAAGCCTCCTAAGACCCTTGCTACCTCCCCCGGTGCGCCTGGTATCGACCTCTCCCCGGAGCAGTATGACCGGCTGGTTAAGGATGGAGGAGAGATGTTCAAGAAGCGCCTTGAGGAGACAATCCACACGGACGCCTACAAGAACCTCCCGGAGAGCCCTGACGGTAGCGACTACAGGGAGGCTAAGGAGGTGGTCATCCGGCGGCACTACCAGTCATCCATGATGAACGCCACCAAAAAGCTCTTGGCTGGTGACGAGGAGCTGCGTGGTAAGTGGCAGAACGAGAAGCGCAATGCTTCCAACGCCCTCCAGGGCAAGCCGATCCTTCCCTTTTGATTCACCCTTAGAGCCCACTAGGTAATCCTGGTGGGTTCTCTTTTAGAGGACTATGGCACTCTCACGTGTTCAATACACGGGTACAGGCACCTCCGCCCTGTACTCGATCCCCTTTCCTTACATTAGTAAGGCATACATTGAGGTCCGCGTAGGCGGTACTCAACTCTTCGAAGGTGCAGGCTACACCTGGCAGTCCGCCACCTCGATCAATCTGACCGCTGGCAACCTGGCTACAGGTGTCGTACTGGATATTCGGCGGGTGACCCCGAAGGCTTCCAAGCTGGTGGATTTCCAGGATGGCTCTGTCCTCACGGAAGCAGCCCTCGACCTCTCCGCTGACCAAGTGTTCCAGCTTGTCCAGGAGACTGTGGATGACATGGCCGACCGCCTGGCTGTACAACCAGATGGGACGGTGGATATGCAGAGCCGGCGACTGAAGAACGTGGCCGACCCGGTTGCTGCACAGGATGCTGTGACGCTAAACCACGCCAATTTGTACCTAGGCGGAATGGCTGCCACCTACGCAGAGCAGGCCCAGGCCTCTGCACTTGACGCTGCAAACTCGGCAGCCCTTATTAGTACGTCCGGATTACTTGTTAAGTCGCAGAACTTGGCAGACCTTCAGAGCGCAAGTATAGCGCGTGGAAACCTAGGGCTAGGGACGGGGTCTATCAATGGCCCATCGGGGGCTGTCGTCCTCGACGCTACGGGGAAACTACCGGCTGTAGGCGGAGATTCCTTGTCCGGTGTTGTGCACTTGTCTGGTGCGGAAACTATCAATGGACAGAAGACATTTTCGGCGATGCCTTCGATTACAGGAGTGAGCTGCGTTCGCGTCCGAACGGCTAACGGGTACGGCAGTACCAATGTAGCAATCCGCCGGTTTTCAACTGTCGTGGATAACATTGGGGCCGACATCTCCTATGCGGACTCCGCTTCTCTCGGAGCATCCTTCACTGTCAATACGGCAGGAATCTACACGGTATCCTTTTGCGATCAGTTCAACACCTCCGGATGGCTTGGTGTGACGCTCAACACCACCGCACCAGCAGCGGGGCTCCCCTCTGGTCCTCCTGCCTCAGAGGTGCTTGCTCAGGCGTACACATCAACGAATACAGCTAATGGGTGTGTGTCCTGGACTGGGTATCTCCCTGCGGGGGCTGTTCTTCGTCCTCACTGTGGAGGCTCCCCTAGCGGTACATCTCCAACCACATCCACGATGACAGTGGCGAGGGTGGCGTAATGATGCTCCGTTTCGCAGATCAACATGACGGGCTATACGATGTTGAGGTAGAAGGCGGCACCGCACTCCCCGTGTGGTTGGAAGGTATGAGTTTGCTAGGGGCGGCGCCAGTCGAAGATTGGAATGCACGCGCAGTCCCCCAGCAGGTATCCCGATTCCAGGCCCGTGCCGCGCTCCTACAGGCTGACCTCCTGGATGACATCGAAGCCTACATGGCGCTCGACACCACGGACGCCTTCACGAAGCTGGCCTGGAAGGACGCACAGGACTTCAACCGCTCCAGCCCTTTGGTTGAAGCCATCGGCCAGCTCATTGGCCTAACCCCCGCACAACTGGATGACCTATTCGTGTTTGCAAGTACCATCACCGCGTAATGGGTCGAAAGACCCTTCCGCTCATCTGTCCGGACACCATCCGCGTGTTCGGCAGAACCTACACCTTCAACTACGAGCAAGCCGGTGGGCTGGGCCAGGACCGCGTAGGTTCCTGTGACAACATCCACCAGATCATCACCATTGACGCCCAGCAGAGCCTAGTAGAGGAAGCCGATACGGTCCTCCACGAAGTCATGCACGCCATCTTCTACACCATGAAGATTGGTCTGGATAGCGACACCGAAGAGAAGGTGGTATCCGCGCTGGCAACTGGCCTGATTGGCGTCCTTCAGGATAACCCTGAGTTTGCCCGGTGGATCATCGAAAACAAGTCCGCCCACCTCCAGGAGGCATCCTAATGGCTGCCCCTTCGTCCCGTGAAGAGGGGATGCTGTGGTGGCTTGCAGCAGTCGGGGCCGTCATCGGTCTTGGCCGCCTGCTTGTCTCCAACGAGCCTATGACCACCCGTAAGGCTATCGGCCATTGCATCGTATCGGGCGGTCTGGGAGGGTGCGCTGCACTCATCCAGATTCCCCTACCGGAGGCTCCCTTCCCGGTCATCGTCGGTGCAGCTTGCGCCCTGGCATCCCTTGGTGCCTCCACGGTGACCCTTATCGTTCAAAAATACGTGGAAAAGAAATGAGCAAGAAAGCATCTGAAGCTGCCCTGGCGCGGCTCCATGAACTCCTGGCAGAAGCCTTTACGGGCATCATCAAGGACGGTGTAACGGTTATGAACCGGGAAGGCCAGGAGGTCAAGCTGACCGCCCCCGCCGCATACCTGAAGGAGGCCCGCGAGTTCCTAAAGGACAACAATGTGGATGCTATCCCGAGCGCCAACCCGGCCATCCAAAACCTCGCCGCCGTGCTGCCTTTCCCGGCCCCTGGCGATGATCCGGAGATGGCCGTAGGGTGACCTTCCAGAACCTCCTAATCTGCATCCTGGGGACCACTGCGGCAGTCCTGACAGTGGTTCTTACGGTACGGGTAAGTCTGCCCGATGGGCCAGATTACTGATTGCCTCCGCATGACCTGTCTCCGGGTGCATCGGCAGTAGCTCAAGCCTATGACCCGGTACGGGGGGACTTCCGGAACTTCGTGTTCCTGGTGTGGCAACACCTCAACCTCCCGACCCCCACCCCGATCCAGTTTGACATCTCGCAGTACCTCCAGCACGGTCCCCGCCGTCGCGTTATCGAAGCCTTCCGGGGCATCGGTAAATCCTGGCTTACTGCTGCCTATGTCCTCTGGCGACTCTACATAAACCCCGAAGAACGCATCCTGGTAGTGTCCGCATCGAAGGACCGGGCGGATGCCTTCTCCGTGTTCCTGAAGCGGCTCATTGATGAGATGCCGCTACTCAACCACCTCCGCCCCCGGCCTGGTCAGCGTGATTCCAACATCGCCTTTGACGTAGGCCCAAGCTCCGCCCACCAGGCACCTTCAGTTCGCTCTGTAGGTATCACCGGGCAGCTTACCGGGGGCCGCGCTACGATCATCATTGCGGATGACGTTGAGGTTCCCAAGAACTCCCTGACCCAAGCCATGCGTGACAAGCTGGCCGAGCTGGTGAAGGAGTTTGACGCCGTGTTGGTTCCTGGCGGGGAAATCATCTACCTGGGCACTCCCCAGACTGAGATGAGCCTTTACAACGCCCTTCCGAATCGTGGCTACGAAATCCGGGTGTGGCCTGCAAGGTATCCAACACCCGAGCAGAGGACCCGCTATGGCTCCAGGCTGGCCCCGATCATTGGGCGGCTACTGGACCAGGACCCGACCCTTGTAGGGCGCTCCACGGACCAAGGACGGTTCTCTGACAGGGACCTCATGGAGCGGGAGTTCTCTTACGGGCGCTCTGGCTTTGCCATGCAATTCATGTTGGACACGGCAGCCTCAGACACTGACCGCTACCCGCTGAAGTTGTCTGACCTCGTTATCATGTCCCTCAATGCTGAACTCGCCCCCGTGCGGGTGGCCTGGGGCTCTGGTCCCGAGCAGGTTGTCTCTGACCTCCCCAACGTGGGCCTCCAGGGGGACCGCCTCCACCGGCCTATGTTCCTCGCTAAGGAGTTCGCAGACTTCCAAGGGTGCGTCATGGCGATTGACCCTGCTGGCCGGGGTGGTGACGAGCTGGCCTATGCCATCGTAGCCATGCTCAATGGTGTCCTGTACGTCCTCGACGTAGGGGGCATGAAGGGCGGCTACGCGGATGACAACCTGGCGGAGCTGGCACGACTGGCGAAGCGTTACAAGGCCAAGGAGATCATCGTAGAGTCCAACTTCGGGGACGGTATGTTCCTCAAGCTGCTGACTCCCTTCCTGGTCCGTACCTACCCGGTGACCACTTCAGAGGTCCGCCACAACACCCAGAAGGAAGCCCGTATCATTGACACGCTGGAGCCCGTGATGAACCAACACCGTTTGGTCATTGATGAGGCCCTGGTGCGGAAGGACTACGAGAACTACAATGACCACCCGGCAGACCACGCCCACAAGTACCAGCTCTTGTTCCAGCTCACTCGCATCACCCGTGAGAGACAAGCCCTGGCGCATGATGACCGCCTGGATGCCCTGGCTATCGCTGTAGCCTATTGGGTGGAGCAGATGGACAAGGATGTGCAGCAGTCAATCGCTGAACACAAGTCCAACCTCCTGGACATGGAGCTGGCTAAGTTCGCCTCCCAGGTCCTTGGAGAGGCCCCTGCGGGCACCAACTGGATGGGCATGTAGATAGTGTTGCAGATTCAAGGTAAGTTCTTCTAATACAAGGACTTACCTATTTTTTGCTAGGTAAAACCTACCTATAGAGGGGACCCCTTCCTGATTCCCTTCCAGATACTCTATAGATGCACCTTTAGATACATCTATAGAGTCCCCTTTAGGTAACCTTTAGATGGACTGTAGAGGTCCTGGCAGGGGCTAGGTGGCTTACTGCGTACTCAGACCTCCCTACCCAGACATAAATGGTACAAAAATCTGAAGGGTCTATCGTTACCCTGGCCTCCCGAGTTTCCCCCCGGTGGGTGGCTGGCGCTGGGCCGCCTGGGATGGCCTCTTTAGGGCCTCGTTCGGGTGTCTATTAGGCACAGTCATGGGCACATACCCTGCTAAGTCATTGATTCATAAGGCAACCCGACGGATACCCTATCCCTAGGCTGTGCCTTCTGGCCTCTTTCGGCCCTCTTCTAGCCTCTATTGGTGCATCTTCGGGTGTCCTGGTAGGGGCTTTTTGCTTCTCATGTCGATAACTTTCGATATGTCTGTCTCCTCTCCCCTGTTTTTTCATAGTCATTGCCTATCGCCTTCAGTTGCCTCCATAGTTTCCACCTAACGACACACCCTCTTGACTGATCCTTTAGATTCCTCTATCACGCGCCCATCACTAAGAAGCCTCTCTAGATGCCCTAATGGCATGTTTAGCTTGACACGATACCCGATAACGGGTAGTATTCGTTCCATGCACTGACGAGATGTCAAAGCAAGTCTGACCGGGGACTGTAAATAGCCGGGGCCTAGTGCGGACGCCCTTCAGGGACAAGCTAGGTAACTCTAAGGAGCTTCTACCGCTGGCGCTAGTCAGCTACTGCGTAGCAGCGAGGCCCTTTAGACGGTCTTCAGGGAGTCCGCAAATTCCCTGTTTGTTTCGAATTCTTGAGGAGTTAATCATGGCAGTTAAGACAGTGGCTGGCCCATTCCGCACCAACAAGGAAGCCCAGGATACCGCAGCATCGCTAGGGGCTCAGTTCTCCGCCTTCGGTGTGCATCGTCAGGATGCTGAAGGCTTCACACTGGATGAGTGTGATTACTTCGTAGAGATGGATGATTCCATCATGCCTACGCGGATATTCGGCTACGAGACATCCGCGTTACTTGCTAAACAGTACCGATGAGGAGTCCTGACCATGGCCCATTCACAACGCCTTGAGCAGTTCGCTAAACAAATCGGCTTCTATGCCTTCAACCGCTGGGCCAGAAGACAGGGATTGCCCCTTGAATCGACCCGCGCAGTCATCCGAAATGTTTTCTAAAGGAGTATCAACCATGAACAACGAACAAAGAAGAGAATTAGCCCTGTCTATCGCTGCCGCACTGGGCTGGAGCGTGGAACAACCGCATGAGGGCAGCGCTAACTACTTCCGCCTGATCTCTCCGGATGGCGTAGTCATCTCCATGAGCATTGGCGGGTATGCGTTCAAGGGTCGTATCTCCTTCGGATGTGCCTACCCTTGGCACCAAACGGACCAGTATGGAGGCACCCGCCACACGTTCCAACGTGATTTTGACCGCTCCCTGGCTTACAACGTGGCCCCTTGGGATGGAATCACCGTGGCAGACACCAAGAGCCCCGAACAGATAGCCAAGGACATCAACAGAAGATTCCTTCCGGTCTATCTCCCTTTGTGGGCTGAGGCGGTCAAGTATTGTGCAGAGAAGGCCGCCTACTGGGTCAAGCGTAATGGCGCTGAAGAGGCCATCAAGGAGGCAATCAAGGGGACACCACTCCGGATCGACTTCATGGGCAGCAATTATGCCCGCCTGGAGATTGACGCCTCTCCGGAGCTGGCTAAGGTCATTGCAGACGCCATCCGGGGCTACAAGTCCGCCTAAATTCACCCTTTATCGGGTATCGGATGATTAATCCAAGGGGCTGCCCTTCGCGGCCTCTTCAGTTAATCCAGTCGTATCACCTACAAGGAGCAACACCATGATTTCCATCAAGCATCGTTTTTCGTCACAAACCCTCTGTGAATTCGACGTGACCACTGTTAGAGAGGCTGCCGAGAAGGGACGGGCGGACCTGTATGGGGCGGACCTGCGTGGGGCGAACCTGTGGGGGGCGGACCTGTGTGGGGCGGACCTGCGTGGGGCGGACCTGTATGGGGCGGACCTGTATGGGGCGGACCTGTATGGGGCGGACCTGTATGGGGCGGACCTGCGTGGGGCGGACCTGCGTGGGGCGAACCTGTGTGGGGCGAACCTGCGTGGGGCGAACCTGCGTGGGGCGAACCTGTATGGGGCGGACCTGCGTGGGGCGGACCTGGATGGGGAAGAACTAACTAAAGCGCCTGTGGTTGTGACTTCCGGCCTCCCCTATCATTGCATCATTTCGAACGGCTTCATGCGTCTGGGGTGTCAGCGCCACAGCCACACCGCTTGGGCTGCGTTTGACGACTCACAGATTCTCCAGATGGACGGGAGGAAAGCTCTGGAGTTCTGGCGTCAATGGCGGGATGTCTTGCTGTCCATGTGCGCGGCCCATGCGGGCCCCACTAAGGCCGCCTGATTTAGCCTCAAGGGCCTCAACACGGGGCCTTTCGGGATACATCAGACAACAGGAGTACGCCAAATGAAGTTCAAACCAACCATAGACATCTGGGCGGCCCCTGAAGGCCACCTAAAGACCCTTCAGCCCGGTCAGTGGGTTTCGGCTGGAAAGCCTGACCCAGATAGAAGCAACTGCGGGAGATTCTACGGGGTGAAGCCTAGCGGGGCCGTGGTAGTGGCCTGGAATGGCAACGCCCGTAACCGCCCATCAATCAAGGGCTACCACAAGGCCCTCCACGCTTACGCTAAAGGAGCCTCGCATGGCCGCTGATTTCATCCTGATAGGGTGTCGTCTGGTGCCCTTCTACGTCCATGAATACGACCTGGAGGACACCCAATGGGACATCTAAACGAGGGCGACTACCCCGCCCATGAGTTCCAACAATGGTTTGTCCTGGAAGTGTGTCAATGAAGTTCCTACTGATTGCCGTCTATCTTGCACACGGCGGAGTGGAACCAACCTTGCAAAAACGTGAGTTCCTAGACAAGGGAGAGTGCCAAGCCCTTGCAACGCGCTACATCAAGCAAGTTATTTCAGGTCAGGCACGTGCTTTTTGCTTGCCGCTGAAGGATCGAAAGCACGGCCTGTAGTCACCCTTTAGGATTTCTTTCGGCTACCTTCTGGCGCTCCTCTATGGTGACGATAGGCAGCCCCAAGCGGATAGCGGCTTCCGCTAATTCCTGGAGGTTCCTGTCCAGCTCCGCTGCCCTGACTTTCAGCAGCCTGTGGAGGTCTTCGGGGATTTTGATGGTTTTCATAGGTGGAGGAGTGTAATTGTCGATTATTTTTCTCTACAACTCCTCTACTTTTCTACTTTTCTACAAAACCACTACCTGACTGCATTTCAGGTTAATTTCTGTTAAGACCGCGTGCATAGGGTAATGACGGGCGATTTTCACCCCTTACTTTAGTGATATTGGATGAACTTCTGAGTGGTTTTATAGTCGCCGCCCTCCAGTTGCAGGACTGGATGACACGACACCCGATAACGTATAATTGAGGCTCAAGTTTCATGTTGCTCGCTAATCGCTTTTTTGACATTTCGATAAACAGAACCACAGTAGGACGCCCTTCCTTTACCCCTTTCGATATCGGTAGAGGATTCCTTGTAGAACTCTTTGGTTTGTCGATTGGCTTTGAACTCCTAGAGGGAGATGTAAATGAAGAATCAACTCCGCGCCTTGCGCCTGTGCCTGGACGTAATCCGGAATCACCTTCCGGGGTATGACGCTAAATTCACCATGCGGGCCGCCGAACTCTTGATTTTCCTTCTGGAAAGGGAAGTAGAGCCTGCTTCGTACCCGGCCATTAAGCAACACACGGGCATAACGCAAAATAAGGCGTCCGACATGGCTACCAAGCTGGTTGCCTACGGTGTTGTGGTCAAGACCGTGGATAGTGAGGGCCTGGTTGCTTACGCGCCTTCGGAGGCCGGTAAGGCACTCCGGGATGCACTCAACAAACGACTTGGAGGAAGTGAGCATGAAAGCCCGTAACGGCATCTGGCAATCTGACTTCTACCTGTCCAACGGGGACCGGGTTCGGGAGTCATTAGGGACCCGTGACAAGGCCCTGGCCCAGCGTAAAGAGCGGGAGCTTCAGGTGACTATGGAGGCTGGCCTGCTGGGCATCGTCAGTCCCATTCCCGCCCCCGAAAGGAGCCCCAGGAAGGCCCCTGTAACCACCGCCAGTGTCCGCGCAGTAGCCCAAGCAGGCATCACCCTAGAGGCCGCCTTCAAGCGGGCTATGCGTGAGTATGAGCCTTGGCGGGCCAGCACCTCACAATCCACCATCAACGCCAACTACGGGCACGTGGTCAGCTACTTCAAGAAGGACCGCGACCTAGCTACCCTCACGCGGGATGACACGCTGGAGTACGTGGAGAAGCTACGGGATGAAGAGGAGCTGAGTGGCAGCACGATCAACCAACGCCTCTCCCTGGTAAGCGTCCTTCTGAGCCAGGCCGAAGTCTGGACAAAGGGAGCCATCCAGCCATTCAAGATGCCCCGCCAGAAGGTCCGGAAGGGCCGCATTCGGGTCCTATCCTATGATGAGGAGTTCAAGGTAATCCGCTACCTGAAGAAGTCCAAGCGGGCACGCGGGAAGGATGAAGACTTCGCCGAGCTGGTCAAGTTCCTTGTCGACACCGGCTTCCGCCTGGGAGAAGCCCTCCGCCTGCGCTCTGTAGATGTCGATTGGGATAACGGTATGGTCCCCGCCTGGGAAACCAAAGGCGACGAACCCCGCCAGGTCCCCATGACGAAGCGAGTTAAGCAACTGCTGGAGGCCCGCCAGGATATGGAGCTGCCCTTCGGGATGTTCTCTATCGACTCAGCAGATGACCATTGGGAAATCATGCGTAAGGGCCTGAAGGTGGATGTAGAACGGGACCCTGAGTTCGTGATTCACGCCCTCCGCCACACGTGCGCTAGTCGTCTGGTCGCCAGCGGTATGGATGCCTTCCGGGTCCAGAAGTGGATGGGCCACAAGAACATTGCCACCACTCAGAAATATGTCACCCTATACGGGTCCGACCTTCACCAACTGGCAAGCGCCCTTGACGCCCGCCGACTGGAAGCAGCCAAAAAGCTACCTATAGGGGGTCTGCCGGGAGTGCCTAAAATTGTGCCCAGGACTGTGCCTAAAATGACACGTGTGGAGGACATCCGGGTTCCAGTAGGTCTAGCCGAAAGCCTTGTCCCACAAGGGAACCGACCGAATCAACGAACCGATGAACCTGTAGATGAGGGACTGTTAATCCGTAGGTCCCTGGTTCGAGCCCAGGTCGGGGAGCCAAGAATATCGCGGCC